TTAGCTTCGGTACAGACTCAAAATAGAGCTGCGCAAAAGTTCTATAACTTATCTGTTGAGAATCAAGGATGGGTTCTAGACGAAGACTATAACTACGCAAAGAGCGTGTACGATACAGTATCGTAATGGGATAGCTGCGTACATGCTTGCGACATTATATGTCGCACATGTACGTATGCTTTATAAACTATTGATTTTTATAACAATATGGGAGTGTTGGAATTGGAACTAGTTGACCGAGCATAAGTTTATTTCTAAAATTCACCGCCTTCTTTCTAAAGAAATATACCGGTGGAAAATAAATGACCCGTACCACGGAGGAGTCCCTGACTGTTTTTACTCCGGACCTAAAGGTTTTTGTTTTATGGAATATAAATACAAAAAGAATTTGCCTGTTCGTTCAACCACAAAAATCAGATTCAATTTATCACAGCAACAACGTGATTGGCTTACTAGACAATATAATTATGGCTTACCAGTGTATGCAGTACTGGCCATCGATAATCAAGTTCTTGTTACACAAGACTTTGAAAAACATAACTTTTCCGTACAAGAGTTTGAAGAGAAAGCTGTACATGTAAAAGAATTTGTGCATATAATATCTAATATATGTTTAAATAAGGGTACATAAATATGATGAATTTAGATAGAATGTTATCAGGGCAACACCTTGTTAACATTGGAAACTGTAAAGAGGAGTTTATGGCTAAATTAGAAGATAAAACCACAGCAGATATGGTTAATCATCCACCCCACTACAACAAAACAAACCGTGAATGCATCGACATTATTGAAGATAGCTTAACGAAAGAAGAGTTTATGGGGTATTTAAAAGGAACAATAATCAAATACACTTATCGTTATCCAGATAAAAATGGACAAGAAGATTTAGAAAAAGCTGTTTGGTTTATTAATAAACTTAGAGACCAGGAAGGTTCTGATGAAACAGGTACTACTGAATAAATATGGACCTGTTATGGATATCAAAGCCATAGCAGAAGTTTTCCACAACAACGATAAAACTATTTATTCCATGCTATATCATGGAAGATTAAAACTTCCCTATTATAAAATAGGTAGAAAAATTTTTGTGGATACCGAAGATGTCGCATCTTATATACAAAATAAAAAGAAAACTAACGGAAGCGGTTGATAAATATATTTGGGGGTTTATGTTTTTGTTTGTTTACTTTGGAACTATAGCAGCAGCTTTTGCTATGCTTTCTTTACTTTAAAAAATCAAAGTGAATTAATAAGTCAAAGATTAAGTAAACAAATAAAAACCTAAATAGAAAACGATATCTTAAAGCTTCTTCTTTCCAATACTCAGCCTCCTTTCTAAGACGGTCTATCACTTCTATCTCTTAACTAAACTACCACCAAAGTACATACCAATTATGGCAGATACTAAATTGGTATCTAATTGCGTTATTACCAAACCTTGAAAAGTAATCCATTCAAAGACCTCTCTTCCTTCTCTAAAAAATAAAAACCCTGGACGCCAGTTTGTATAACCAACAGTCACATCTACATCTGGATAATAAACAGCTACTAACTTAGGAAGTAAAACAATTGCAAATATAGAAGCTAAAGCTATTATACGCCGTGTCCAAGCAAAGCCTTTGTCCTTAACTTCTCTTGCTTGTTTTACAGCTTTCATTTCGAACTCACCTCTTGTAATAAGAAGCTTTTGTTCTTCTGCTTTTGCTTTTCTAGATTGTGCCCATATACTAAGAAAACTACTCAACAAGGTTGAGCCTAGCATAGTGATTATCTCAAAGGGGAAGCCCACCTCATACTTTAGGTTTAG